GTGACAACTTTAAATTCAATACGATGATCTTCACAAAATTCTTTTGCAGCTTTCCACTTTGCCTGATTGACTGCATAGGTAACACACTCAGTTAGATATGATTTTGTTTTACGACTTCTTGGTTTTGGAGGCATTGTTTGCTTGTGTGGTTTGACTTCCACCACATAAGTTTTGATCATATCATTCTTCTCCTTTACCTTTATTAAGTAGTCTGGGTAATACTTGTGAACTCGATTGTCTTTTGGTGAGACGTATGGTATACTAAACTCCTCTGATGCCCACGATATAATACTATTATTCATATCACACCATTGACAAAACTTTCTCTCCCAACTACTACGGCATATAATCATCTTCGAGTTACCTTTATACTTGTGTGGATACACAGGAGTATATTTGCTTTTGATACTCTCGCCCATAACTTGCCTACATAATATACAAGGTCAATCTATATTTATAAATGGCTATCATCCCACCACAGCGAAAATCGATATCGATGGTTAAGGCACAACTCCTTAATCCAGCGACTACATCGCACTTTCAGGTGAGCGTTTCTTTTTTAGAGAGTGCTTTTGCAAGATATCGTAGAGAAATAGGTTTAAATTTAGATCAAGGTAGATTAAATATATTATGTTCAGAAACAAGTTTACCCGGATCAAGATTTTTAACTTCAGAACTTACAAACAATATTCCCGGAGTAAGAGAGAGGCATGTTTATCGTAGAAGTTATGATGATCAAATTAATTTAACTTTTTATTGTGATGCAGATCAATACTTACCAATAAGATTTTTTGAAGCATGGATGAATTATATTGCAAATACAACTAATGCAAATGATCCTAATACAAATGGATCTGCACAGAATGAAAATTATACTTACAGAGTCAAATTGCCGAAAAAATATAATGGTAATCTTGAGATAACAAAGTTTGAAAAAAATCTTGATTCGAGAAGACAGGTAAGACCTTTAACATATAAATTTGTTAACTGTTTCCCACTTGCAATAAATTCAATGCCAGTTTCTTACGATGCGTCTAATTTATTAAAATGCACAGTCGGTATGGCTTATTCTAGATATTTTATAGAACAAAGACCATTAGGAGTGATTCCAAGATTTTTAAACGCTTTGGATAATAGAAACAGACCAACAGAAATAGCAAGAAGAGAAATATTCCCTGATAGACAAGGGAATGAGGGGACTGGTCGTGATGGTACTTTTGGATCAGGCACTTTTGGTGCAGGAAGACCATCTGGTTAATTGGTCTATATAAATCAAAATTACCCCTATAAATAAACTTACTGAAGTATAACATTATGCCATTACCAAAAATTGCAACGCCAAGTTATGAACTTGAATTACCATCCACTGGAAAGAAAATACAATATAGACCTTTCCTAGTAAAGGAGGAAAAATTACTTGTCATCGCACTTGAAAGTGAAGACACAAAACAAATAACAAACGCTATTAAAGCTGTCATCAAGTCTTGTGTTCTTACAAAAGGTGTCAAGGTTGAAGCACTTCCCACATTTGATATTGAATTTTTGTTTTTGAATATTCGTGGAAAATCTGTTGGGGAAGATATTAATTTAAATCTTGTCTGTCCGGATGATGAGAAAACTGAAGTATCCGTAAGTATAAACTTGGATGATATTAAAGTTCAAAAACCAGAGGGTCATTCAAATCAAATCAAGCTTGATGGTGACTTGATGATGGAACTTAAATACCCATCTTTAAATGAATTTATTAAAAATAATTTCGACCCTAATGATACATCAAGGAATCCAATGGATCAATCCTTTGATTTAATTGGATCATGTATTGATAAAATTTATAATGAAGAAGAGGTATGGGCAGCTGATGATTGTTCCAAGAAAGAAATAAATGACTTTCTTGATTCAATGAACTCAAATCAATTCAAAGAGGTTGAGAGGTTTTTTGAAACAATGCCAAAATTATCTCATACTGTGAAAGTATATAATCCAACAACAAAAGTTGAAAGTGATGTTGTGCTTGAGGGCTTAGCGTCTTTTTTCGCATAGCGATGGTGCATATGAATCTGGAGAACTATTTCAGATTAAACTTTGCCATGATGCAGTACCATAAATATAGTTTGACCGAGATTGAAAACATGATGCCTTGGGAGAGGGATATCTATGTTGGATTGTTACAAGCACACCTTGAAGAGGAAAGACTAAAGGAGCAACAAAGAAACGCGAATGGATGAAACAAATCCAGCATATGAGAATTTTCTCAATAATATGTCAAGACTTGGTAGGACTCCCAGAGAGACTACGAGAAGAGTTTCTGCGTCAAAGTTTTTAGGGAGAGATGATTTAGAAACAAGGATAAAATTAAACGAAAGAAAAATAACTTTATTAAAAAACATAATTCAAACTCAACAGATGACAACAGGTATCATGTTGGCATCTTTATCGGGATCTACTGTAGGAATAGATAAAAATATACTTGATATTAAGACAACATTATTTTCTATATTGGAGACCTTAAAGGCTCAGGAAAAATTTGAGTATGAAAAATTTATTGATATGCAGAGAAGGTCGGAGAATTTAAGAAGGAGGCGAAGGGAGTCAAGACTTGAGGGAGTTAGTAAACGTGGAATGAAGATCTTAGCAGGGGGAGTTAGAAAAGTTTTATCACCGGTCACTAGCCTGTTTTCATCTTTGTTCGGTGCTTTTATAAATTTGATTGGTGGAAAATTAGTGATGCAACTTGCAGATTTTATTTTAAATCCTGCTGTGTCAAATGTCATTGTTGGTTTGGTAAGTTTTGTTGAAAGGTTTCTACCACTTATCACAGGAGCTTTTGGTGGTGCAATCGCTGGAATAGCTATTCTATTGGCGAGAATGGGTGCTTTAGGGCCTATATTAAGATTAGTTGCTCGTGCTTTAGGTTTAGGTGCATTAACTAATTTAATCGGAGCTCCAACTCTTGGCCCAAGCACAGTTGCTCGATTTGGTGTAACAAGAAGATCTGGGTTGTTTAAGAGACTTGGAATGCTTGGTAATAATAAATTAAGATCAAGAGTTTTCAATCCAAGAATACGATTGAATAAGGGTGGATTGGTTCCCGGTTTTGGTAATAGTGACACAGTTCCCGCAATGTTGACACCCGGTGAGATTGTTATTAGTAAACCTGCTGTCGAAAAGTTTGGTGCGATAAATCTTCTTAATTTAAATAAAGCAGCTGGTTCTTCAAACAAACCAAAGATAAGGAGTGGTATATCATATGCAAATGAGGGAATGAAAGTAGAGGTGCCTAACATTGGTGATATGTTAGGTGCTGTTATGGGATCTTTACAAGGGTTAGAAAATTCTGATCTAGCTAAACAGTTATCAGATCCTTCAATTCCTGAAACTCTACAATTATTTGCAGAGTCTGTTGCGATACCAAAAGATCAGCAAGTAAAAATGGCCAGTGGTATTACAAATACTGTGACGAACAGGATATCACAAAACATAGGACAATCTGATTTTTCTCAAAAAATAATGTCGGCGAATAACACTCCCGGAACTGTGCCAAATCTCTTACCATTTAAAAAACTTGAATCAGCAATGGGTGGTATTGATATTAAATCTACATTTGAAGGTTTACTTGATAAAGTAAATCCACAAAATATAAATCCACAAACAAATGATATTTTTAATATTTCATTGAATCGACCTAACCAGAGTAAGTTAGAGACACTTGGATTGATACCATGATTGATGCTTCAAAACTACTATCAAGACCAACAAGTAGCGGACTCTCCAAAGAGTCTGTTCAAAATTTAGTCGTAATTAAGAAAAAAGTTATTGAAGTTGATAATCTTTTAAAGGAAAGACTTGTTCTTCGTAAAGTAAGGGAGGGAATACTAAGACAACAGGAGGAGAGAGAAAGAAGATTTGCAAGAGAGACAACACTAGAGAAGAGAGAGGTAAAGGAAAAAGATAGTGATTATGATATAACTAATCCGACAAAAGCAAAGAAGGGCACTGGTGGTTTGATAGGTGGAATCGTTTCGACCGTGTTAGGTAGTTTTAACTTAGTCGCTTTCTCAAAGATCGGTGGACTTCTAAAGATTGGTAAACTCTTAAAATTACTTATAAGTCCAAAAGCTTTGATTGTAGTTGGTGCTTTGACTTTACTGACAAAAATTGTAAGTAACGTTTCCTCATTAAGAAATATTCCGTCAAAGGATTTAAACGCAGTAGAAGGTAACAAAGTACAGAGTGGATTTGAATCTTTTCAATCTTCTATAGAGGAGTTAGTGAATGCATTATTAGTAACAGCTGGTTTAAATTTTGCCACCTCAATGGTTAATAGAAGAAGATTAAGAGATCAAGGTATATCATTAACTAGGGGACAATTATTCAGAACAGGACAAGAAGCAAAAAGAAGAAAAATAAAAATGGATGAGGCTTATGCTGACGCGATGGCGAGAGCTGATGCTGAATTTGATGCAGATGAATTTTATAGACAAAGGGCAAAGAATCAGTCAATTGAAGTAGCAACTGAGAGTGCCACTGATGCAACATCTGGAGGGAGGAGAAAAACATACTCAAAATCACAGAGAGTGCCTGTATCAACAACAATGGGTGCCGGAATTGATGCAAAACGTTTGAAACAGATGGGATTGGATCCATCAATTACAGAATTTGGAACACAAGTTCCGACAGCACTTAAAACAAGACCCACTCCGACAAGAGGAAAAGTCGTAGGATCTGACGATTTTGATAAATTTTTTAAAAAAATTGTTGATGATACTCCAGCGTTTAAAGATCCAAAATTAGGGAAAGAAATATTACGAAGATATCGAAGATTTTCTATATCAGGTGGTTCAAGTAGATCGAGACGTTTAACAGAATTTCTTGATGGTTTAGTAAGTGCGGGTGTTGATCCTTTAGATGTTCAAAGGATGAGAACTACATTAACGTTTAAATCTTTTAAACCAATTGATGCATCAGTTCTTAAAAAAACAATAGATTCGAGACCTTTTGGTGTCACGGGTGGTCAAATCGGGCCTGATTTTCCCTCTGCTGCAGCAAAAAAACAAAGATTTTTCTTTGGAAGGGGATCTGCCACCGGTGCGAATCCATTTACAGGTGCACCTACTTTTGAAGTAAGTCCAGCAGGTAGACAGATTGACCCTGTAACAGGAAAGTTCAGAGCAAAAACGAGAAAAATATCAGCAGAGGCATTAACCGGTGCGACTGATAAAGTTACAAAAAAAGCAATACAGAAAGCAACGAGAAAGAGTATTATGGAGGGTATATCATTAATACCTTTCATTGGAGATTTAGTTGGATTACTAATTGATATATTTGTATTCGGTGAACCACCCGGAAGAGCAGCGTTCATGGCAGTTGGTGGTGCTCTTGGTGGATTTTTAGGTGCGTTACTTGGTGGTATTGGAGGCCCACCCGGAGCAATCGTTGCAAGCATACTGGGTGGTATCGCTGGTGACTTATTAGGTGGACTTTTATATGATGTGTTATTCAGAAGTGGTAGGAAAAATCCATTTCTTAGACTTCCAAAATTAGGATTAAAAGAAGCAATTAAAAAAGTGGGATTATACAAAGGTGGATTTGCACCCTACGGTAATTATGTTTTAGGTGAGCAAGGTAGAGAGTTTGTTTTAGATGCAGACTCGACAAGAGCAGTTGAAGATAATTATCCCGGTTTTCTTGCTGCGTTAAATAAATCTGACTACGATGGAGCGTTGACAGTTTTAAGAAGTCATGCTTTTTATGAAACAGGTGCGGGATTTGAAAGAATGGTTCCAATACCAATACCTATTCAAGCACCATCTGATCCTTTTGTCCGCACGAATACAGTTGTCCTGCCCGTTGGATCTGGATCAGTTAATAAAACTTATTTCCAACTTTATAGGAGAGGTTGATGTCAAATAATAGTAGGAAATTTCAAGACGCAAATATTCAAAAAGCCATTATCAGGTCAAATGAAACTGGTGAAGAGGTTGATATGAAAGCGTGTGTTGAATGCGAATACGTAGAGAGTATATACGATGACACCATAAAAGTAAAATATTTAATTTCAAATATCGCTGGCACAATAAATGAAAAAACATTAGTTGAAGGTCTCCCCCTTGTTGGAACCGAGGATTTTGAACTTATAATTGAGGATGGTGATGGAAATATAATCGAGGTAAATTTAAATGTGAATAATGTCTCAATAGTTGAAAAGGATAATCAAACAGAGAATGTAGCTCTTTACCTTGTATCTGAAGAAATAATTAGAAATGAAAGCGAAGTAAATTGTGTGAGGATCAGACACAATGGAAAAATATCATCCACTGTATCTGACATAATAAAAAATAATCTTCGATCAGAAAAGAAAGTGGAAATTGATAAGACAAGTAATAATTTTAATTTTGTTGGTAACAAAAGAAAACCAATGTATATAATTAATTGGTTATCTAAAAAGTCAATACCATCTAAGGACGGAAAGATGGGTGAAACTGCTGGTTATTTGTTCTTTGAAACTTCTGAGGGATATCATTTCAGATCGATAGATAGTCTTTTTGCACAAAAACAAAAAAAATCCTATGGATTTTTTGGACAGGCAGAGACACCCGTTGGATATGATGGAAATGTTTTAAAATTTGCAGTTGATAATCGATTTAATGCAGCTCAAAAATTAAGATCCGGAGTTTATAATACAAAGTTAATTTTATTTGATCCATTTAATTGCAAATATGATGAGATAAAGGAGAGCGTAAAGAAAGAAGATGAGAGCACAACTAACGCTGGAATAAAGTTGCCAGTGATTAATAAAAAGTTTGATAATACTCCAACTCGAACAACTTTTATGTTAAGAGATACTGGTGTGTTGCCAACTGGTGATGTAAAAGAACAAGTAAAGAAAAATGAGGAAGAAATATTTGATGTTGCAAATATACTTAATCAAGCAATAAGAAGATATAGTCAATTTAGTATTGGAACACTTGAAGTAGATATTTTTGGTGACTTCTCACTTCATGCTGGTGATTGTGTTTTTATTGATTCTCCCTCTGCAGATCAAAGTCCTGATGTGCAATCTGATAAAATCACAGGTGGTAAATATTTAATACACCAAGTCAAACATGTGATAAGGGCTGGCCAGTGTCAAACTAAACTTGGATTGGTCAGAGATTCAATCGGAAGAAAAGGAAAACCACATAATGGTAGCATGGTGGACTAAAATAAGTTATAATGAATAAATACAAATGTAGGATCAAATTAATCAAATGAAATCAATCGAAGAACACATTCAAAAAGACAAGGAGATCCTTGCCGACCCAAACACTTCTGAACCAATGAG